TTTCTCAACAACTTTAGTCATAAACTCATCAGTGAATATTGCACCTTGATGTATATTATGACATTGTCTCTGAACTTCGCCTTTTGGTTCTCTAATTTCTAAGAAGTCTGGAAATTCTTCATGTTCTGCATTTAAATAAATTGCTACAGCCCCTCGTCTTAAACTTCCTTGTTTGGATGCCAATATCCAAGAGTCATATCCTTTAATAAATGGAATGATACCATCAGATTTACCATTTTCACCATTTCTAATTGGCGATCCAATTGGTCTGATTGATGAAAAATCATATGCCGTACCGCCACCTGCTTTTGAAAGCATTGACATTTCTGTACTTTTTCTGTTTAACTCAAACATATCATCGCCAACTTTTCCGGAAAAACATGATATTGGAAGTCCTCTATCATTTCCAAAGTTAGCACAAACTGGTGTTGATGGTATTAACCAAAGCTTTGATAATATATCATAAAATTTAGGCTCTAATGTAGGATCATTATGATAATTAGCAGCAGTGGATGCTAATCTTTTATATCCAGCATTTGGAGTTTCTCCTTTTTGCAAATATTCACCTTGGATTGTTGTTAAATAAAGAGCATTATTCCCTTCTACCGGAAAATTTTCTCCTACTTTCCACCCTAATTTTTTTGCTATAGGATGGGTTTCTAGTTTTTCTGTCATATTATGTATTATTAAAATAAATCTTCAGTTTCCCAATCAGCATTTGGTTTTGCGTATCCAGTTTCACGATTAAAAAAGAAGTCTGTTTGTTGTTCACCTGATACTAATATATAAAACCAATCCATTTCTTTAAGTAATTCTTCATCTACTGGGTATGAATGATTAACTCTTAATTCTTTTAACTTTCTATTTGCTCTATCATACATGAAATTTTGAACTTGTGCTTTAGTAATTGTTTCTAAATCACCTAATTTAAACACTTCATCGATAAATGCAAATTCATTTTGTAATGCTAAATTAAATCCGTCAATAATATCGCGTTCCAATATTGGCGAATATAGTCCACGGTTTTCATCAATTAATGTATTATATAATTTACAGCCAGCTTCGGAGTGTAATGATTCGTCTCTAATCGAAAATATCATTTGTTGTCCGATACCCGTCATCAAGTTTTTCTTTCTCAATGAAAGCATAATAGCAAATGATGAAAATAATTGAATTCCTTCAGCACATGCACTAAACAATGCTAATGATCTTGCAATATTCTCTAATGAATCATCATTTTTATCTACATTAATTAACATATCTAATTTATCCATAATAGATGGATCTGATAAAAATGCTTCATAATCTTCTAAATGTAATACTTCATTTAAATAAGAATATGCAACAGCGTGTATAGTTTCAAATGAACTAAATGTTTGTGCCATCATTCTAATTTCAGGAACAGGAAACCAGTTCGTAATGTAAGTACTCCAGTAATCTGCAATTTGGGTTTCGGATTGAAAAAATCCTTTAAGAATTTGGCCGATTACACTTTTTTCTTCTAGAGTCAATTCATTTTTCCAATCTGAAATATCTTTTTGCATATTAATTTCTTGGAACATCCAATGTGCATTTTGTTGTTGGAACCAATAATCATATGCCCACTGATATCGAAATGGTTTAAATGCTAATCTAGGAGTTAAGATTTCGCTCTTTTGAGTTGTAAAATACATATTGTAATCTTTTTTGTTAATATTAAAACTGTTTTTAGACAAAAAAAGGTCGAGTAATTCTACCCGATCCTTTATTTTAAATAAATATTGTTTACCCTAAAGTATTCTTCATATCTCTGAACTTTTGTGATAAACTTTGTTTCATAATATTCTCACCAGTTTTCATTGTTTTTGTTGTTTCCTTGCCTTGTGCTGTTTGTGGTTCAAAAAATTGAAATTGTCCATTATTTGTATTAATCTTACATGGTAATGTAATACCATCTGGTCCGAATCTATTTTTAATTACATGGCCTCTTCCTGTACCTGACATTTTATCCTCAACCTTTCTTGACAATGACATTAAAAAGTCAGCTACCATTACTTTACCATATGAAGATGCAATCTTATCTGCTTCAATAATATCTTCCTCTAATGCACTTCTACCTGCTTGCGATGCAGTCCATACTGGTATTTCATATTCGCCTGCCATACCTCGCAAATCTTCATATAATTCTTCTAACGCTTCGTGTTTATCTTTCTTGGTATTAATTTTTAATAAGTCACCATAATCGACAATTACAAGATCCGGTTTCTGACCTAGCATTATAGTCTTTTCTAAGTGTGCTTTAAGCCCAATTACACCAACCGATTTAGTTGGATAATACTTTACTATCAAATCACCCTTAAGGGTTTCCATACGTTCTTGTATTTCAGTTTGATAATTTTTTAAGTTCTGAGCATTAATACCCATAATTATGGAGTCATATCGTTGACCTACATAATCTTCATTTAACTCTAATGTATAATGCAATACCGTTTTACCGGATTTCATTGCATTTGCTCCAATATTAATTAATAACCAAGATTTACCAATACCTGCAGGAGCCATTACTACACCCAATTCGCCTCGGGCTAATCCGCCGTCCATTAAATCATCAATAACATCCCACCCAGTACCAATACAATGACGAGCTGCTTGATTGTATCTACGAGCAATATCCTTTTTATATTCTAATCCAATATTAGTATCAGCTCCTGCTTTAAGAGCTAAGTCCATTTTAGATTTTATTTCATCATAGTTACCGTGCTTTAATAAACTAACAGATTCCATGATAGCTCGTTTCATCTCTTGATTCTTACAAAATTTTAAAATTTCATCTTTCACAAAAGATAAATCATCAGATTCCATGTATCGAAAAACTTCTTTGAGTTGTTCTAATATTGCAGTTTTTAGTATATCCTGCTCAATCTCTGTTACTTTAACTTTTAATACATCTTTAGACGGTGGTGTCTTATATTCTTTAAAGTGGTCTAGTATAACATTTAATAACCATTGGTTTGCATCAGATTCAAAGTATTCTGGTCGTATAATATCAGCAATTTGTTGTAAAAATATCCGATCGGTAAACATTGCTGATATTGTCTTGACTTGAAAGCCCCATCCATATTCTGTTAATTGATCTGTCATATAATTGTTATAATAAAAAAGATATTACTATCCAAATTTAATTGTGTGTTTGTTTTGCGAAAGCCTGTAATGATAACCAAGTATTATTTAACCAATCTGGTAAATTTTTCATAGTAGACCACATCTTATCTTCCATGAAGATTCGTTGAAATTCTAATTTATTTAATTGTGGGATAGGCCCATTAATGATACTTCTGATATTGGATGTATGTGTTGCTGAAATATCTAATAATCGCAAATTCATTAATCTATAATTTTTTTCAATTATTTCTTTTGAATCTAATATAGTTTGATATTTCTTGCCTACTTTAACATCTTCTTTGAGTAACTCTGATTTCTCAAATAATGCATCTGGTGTAAATTCAGTTTCATTACCTAATTCTGGTACACAATTTAATATCGTTTTATCTCCAAAGCCTTTAACGCCTGGGATATTATCTGATTTATCGCCAGTAAACGTTCTGTATACGACATAGTTATTCGGGTGAACCCCAAATTCGTCAACTATGTCTTGAGTGGCGTACATCTTCTTTTTGATAGGTGACCAGATCTGTACTTGCGGACTTACTAATTGATAGAAATCTCTATCCGTGGATACTATTGTAATCTTTTGACTAATATCTTTATACATATCAGTTATATACATAATAGTATCATCTGCCTCGATACCATCGATTGAGATTAATGTAACTGGTAAATTATCTAAATATGATACTAATCTACTAAATTGATGACGCATTGCTTCTTGCTCATCTTCTATGCTAGCAAAATGATGATCGTGTCGTCTTAATTTAGTTTTATTAGCTCGATTTGCTTTATAGTCTGAATATATAGTTTTTCTTCGTCTAGATCCACCTCTACCATCAAAAACTACAACTACCCTACTAGGTTTAAAATCTCTAATTGCTTTACCAATTGAAAAAAGGAATCCAGTTATTCCTCCTATATGCTCACCGTCTTCATTTGTAGAAGGCGTGGCTCCAAAACTACGGATAAAAGTGTTGGTGCCGTCAAACACCATAATATGATCATTAACGTTTGACGGCGCACTCAACTTTTCTTTCTGTAACTCTTTAAATAATTGCTGATATCTATTCATACTATAATATAATGAATTTTATTCACATTTCAAAGAAACTATCCTTCTTCGTCGTAAACTTCATCAGTGATTATAACATCATCAATACCACCATCTATTCCTGCTTGATATTTGAATATATATGCATCGCATATACGAGCGTATAATCTAGCTTTTACTTCAGTGTGACTTAATACTTTTTCTGCAAATGTTTTTGATGTGAACTTAACTTCGTTATAAACTTCGCCAGTTTCTAAATCTAAATCATCGAATGTATAATAAGCACCTGCCTGTTTCACTAAATTATATTGTTTCATGGTATTTAACCACCCACCATAATTATCGATACCAGAATCATAATAGATTTCATAGTCAATTTTACGATGTGGAGGACCCATTCTGTTTTTAACTACAGATACATTTGTCTTAGTACCAACAATTTGTTCTACACCATGTTGGTCTTTTGCTTTAATTTGTCCGGTACTTTTTAATCGTAGTCTTACAGATGCATGGAATGGAATTGCCTTACCACCTGAAGTAGTCCAGGAATCGCCAAACGTAACACCTAATTTTGTTCGTAACTGATTAGTAAATATCAAACATATATTTTCGCGGGCAATCCAGTTAGTAACCTTACGCATTGCTTTAGATAATATGATTGATTTTGAAGTTGCATAACCATCTTTGTCATACTCAGAATCCATTTCAATTTTAGTAGATGCACCCATTACTGAATCCACTACTATAGTTACTAAACGATCCTTTTCTGATTTTCTTACTTGTTCAACTATAGTTTCAATTGTTTCAAATATTTCTTCAATTGTTTCTAATGGAACATATAACATTGTTTTTAAGTCAACCCCAATAGCAGTTAAAAACTCAGAACTAGTTGCAGCTTCAGTATCAATGTATACTGCTAAACCACCTTTCTTTTGTGTTTCTGCTAATGCGTGGGATGCTAATAATGATTTACCAGATGCTTCTAATCCAGTTATTTCTGTGATTCTACCTACTGGAAATCCGCCTTCTGGTCTATTTGATATTGCTAAATCTAACATATCAGACCCGGTAGAAATCCAATCCTTTACATTACTTGGCGAATCGTCATCTCCATCCAAGAAAAAGGCAGTTTTTAACGACTGCCCTTTAAATTGTTTATTAATGCTATCTGCCAAAGAATTTGCTAAACTGTCAGACAGTTCTACTTTGCTTTTACCCTTTGCCATGTATAACTCCTTTTATGAATTAATTAAATAAATCATTGAATGCTGATGCAACATCTTCAACTTTATTAGCTGCAGGAGCTGATTTTTTTGCAGGAGCTTCTGGAGCTTCTGGTGTTGAGTTAGTAGCTACATCTGTATCTGCATTTTCTGGATTCATCCATTCAGCTAATGCTTTTTCTAATTCTTCATAAGTTGGTTCAGGATAAATGTCAGTAATCACAGGTTGATTTAAGATTTTCTCTGCGATAGCTTTATCTTCAGTTGCTGGCTGAGCATTCGGTTTTACACGAATCGATGTTTTAGGAAATTCACCTTTAGTTACAGCTGGCGTAAATTCTACGTCGATATCTCTACCAGACATTAAATCTGTGATATCGCCATAATCTTCATCAGAACAAATTGATAATAATTCAGTATAAATTTGTTTACCGAATCCCCAAAATTTAACACCTTCGTTCTCTCTACCTCTTACGATAACAGGAACATATGTTCTCATTTTAGGTTCAATTTTACGACCCATGATCCATTCATCTTTGTCGCCAGTTTTCTTGAGTTTTTCTGCAAATTCTACAATTGGATCTGCATTACCAAAAGTAATAGGAGATAACATTGATCTTTTTGCAATGTCATAATGGAAATACAATTCTAAGAACGGATTGTCTTTACGGTGTACATACGGTACGATACGGATTCTAGTTTTACCTT